GGGTAAAACCAAGCCGCTACTACCGCAGCCATCAAAGGGCATTTTTTTTATGAGAAAATCATTTATACTATACAGCGATATTTACGACACGCTTCAGCATTTAACCGATGAACAGCTCGGTAAATTAATGCGAATGATATTTGAATATCAAACCAGCGGCAAGAAACCTGAAACAAATAACCCTTTATTTATTGCATTTGGTTTCATTAAATCGAGCTTAGATAGGGATGGAGTAAAGTATGAGCAACGAGCCGAAAGGTCGCGTGAAAACGGCGCTAAAGGAGGCAGACCAACTAAAAACCAATTAGGTAAAAATGAAACCCAAAAAACCCAGCGGGTTATTTCAAAACCCAAAAAACCTGATAGTGATAGTGTAAGTGATAGTGTAAGTGATAGTGTTAATGTAAATGCTAATGCTAACTTTAAGAAGTGGAGCGAGCAAGATTTGATTGAGTCAATGACTGCATACAAGGATAGATACCCTAAGGAACTCCTAAATGCTTTCTTTAACTATTGGACTGAGCCGCTTGCGAATGGTAGGATACGCTTAACCTCTCAAGATGCTTGGGATACTGGTCGCAGGTTGGTTACTTGGAATAAACGCGATAAGGATAAACAACCAGCGAACGCAGCACCAACAAAGACACGCGCCTCGATGGGCGTTAAGATGGAATAAAATATTTTAATTTATTTTCGATAAAGTGTTGCAGATTCAAAATAAGTTTATACATTTGCAGAGTTAAACATTCAAACACTTACACAATGACAACTAAATTAGAAACAAACGAATTTTATAGAGTTAATTCTTACTACTGGCAAGGTATAGTTTACATTGTTTTAGAAACAAAAGATAACAAAAGCCTATGCCAAATAAAAGGTAGCAACTCATCACCAAAATGGATTAAAACAAATCAGCTTTCTAAAGATTTTAAAGATTTTAGAAATTCCTAAAAAAAGAAACAAGGGGCGGCTAACCGCCCCAACTTTACCGCATGACCTCAATCCCTAAAATCGAACAAGCCCTCATGTTTCTTTGCCTTAACGGCGATGATAACTATAAGGAAATAGCGCCGCAGCTTATTGATGAACACTTCTCAGACGATACAGCACTCAAAGCCTTTAAGGTCATTAATGCCATAATGAAGGACGGCAAGCAGCCGACATTCGTTACCTTCGGTAAATACGCATTGACTGAAAAAACACTCACGGCTAATGAGATTGCCAGCGTAACCCAGTGGGGCAATGAGTTGAGTTACTCAGAGCCGATCAATGAGTACATCAGCATTCTCAAAGATGAACACATCAAACGCAATATAAACCACATACTAACCGAAGAGGCACTCGGATTAGGTAAGCTAAAGAGCGGCGGTGAAACAGCCGTAAACATCATTAAGCGCCTCAACACCCTGATCGAGAATGGCAGCCCTACCGATAACATAATCACTACCCTTCAGCTCACCCACGAAGAGCGACAAGCATACTACCGCCGCGCCGCATTGCATCAAAGCGGTAAGACAAGCGGGCTCAATACCGGCATCGCAGCACTTAATCGATTCACTGGAGGCTTTCATCCCGAACTTATAATCTTAGCAGGCAGGCCATCGATGGGTAAGACTGCCCTCGCATTGTACCACGCCTGCCAGTTCAATGAGCCGGGCATATACTTCAACCTCGAGATGAATCAAAGCCAGCTCTGCCAGCGGCTCATACTTCAACATGCGAACCATGCGATTAATAGCGCACGCCTACGCGATGGGAACCTATCGCAGCCCGAACTACACGCATTCGAAACCACGATCGGATTAGTTGAGAAGTTACCCATCACAATCTACGATAAGCCGCGATGCGGTGTGCATGAGGCAATACGCATAATGCGGCGCGAGTCGCGTAAGAATAATTGCAAATGGGCAATCATTGACTATCTTCAGTTGATGACGATAGAGGGCTTCAGAGGCGGTAATCGCGAGGCTGAGGTTGCAGAGATAAGCCGAACGTTGAAAGCCGCGCAGAAGGAGCTTAATATACCGATTATCGCACTTGCCCAGTTAAGCAGACAAGTCGAGCAACGTGCCGATAAGCGACCGATACTCTCAGACCTTCGCGAATCGGGCAGCATCGAACAGGATGCCGATACCGTTATGTTCGTATATCGACCTGAATATTACGGATTGAACGATGAAGCTGGCAACCCTTATAGTTCCGATGTATTTTATCTATTCGAGAAGCATCGGCAAGGTTCAACCGGTGAGGTTCGATTCAAGCATAACAGCACCCTAACGAGCTTTCACGATACCGGCTCGAGTGGTGGCAGCACCTTCCTTCCGGTTGATGTTGAGCCGAAGGCAATGCAGCCGAATGAAAGTTTTGATATAAATCCTTTCTAATGACAATCGAAGAGCAACTAATCGAGCGCATGAATAAATACCAGCCGAGTGAGGCAATGATAACCGATGGATGCGTAACATACCACAGCACAACGCGAACGCATCGAAGCTACGCAGCGCACTTGAAACACGCACCTAATGGCTCATTCGTGCGCAAGGTATACCTCAAACGCTGCTATGGATGGCTGATGCTTTTAAAAAAAAACGGCATCGAAATGCATCACGCAATCAAATAAATACTTATCTTTGCAGGCATGTAATGCTTAATTCAATGGAAAGTGAAAACATAAAGACAGGGCGAGGGGGCTACCGCGAGGGCGCTGGAGCGAAGCCGCTATATGGCGAACCAACGGTTAACATTACCTTCCGCGTGCCTGAGTCGCATAAGTCAACGATTCGCCGTATGGTGTACGATTACATGGATGGCTTAAAGAAAAACCCTAAGAACGAACCTAAGCAAAATATTCCTGAATATGGATGCTAAGCTCTTAACCATACCATGTGCCATTGAATCGGTAGCAACGCGCCGCGATAAGACGATAAAGGTAACTATCGGAACGCAGGAGCTTTCACCCGAGCAAACGAGCGCACTATTCAACCAGTGGATGGGTGGCGTGGGTGTGATGGCATTCAAAGGCGAGCAGTTCAACTACAACGATGAACAGCTACTCAACAACCTGAAGCTCGATGCCGCTGAGCTTGGAAGTAAGACACCGAGCCAGCGGTTACGATCAACGCTTTACGTTCTCTTCGAACACGCACCCGAAGGGCATAAGGACTTCAACAGCTTCTACGCGGCAATGATGGAGCGATTCATTGATATGGTAAAGAAACGCATTGATACATACAACCTATGACAAGCAGACTAAGAGCCGGAGTATTGATAGATTCAGAGGTGAACGGCAAGCCGCATTATTTCGGCTACCTTACGCATCCCGGATTGGAGTACGATATAGCCGTGGCATTCACCGAAAAGGATTTGAAAGGCTTTGCAGAGGTTAACAAGCTGATTCTGCCAACCGATGAACCCGAGTATAAATTCGGCGTTATATTGCCAACCGAAGACCGCGATAAGAACAACGCTTACACATGCAAAGTATTCGCATCGGGCAAGCTACACAACCTCGTTATCTACCCACGGCAATACAATCAAATCGTTACCAATGGGCACAGCCTAAACGCACAGCACGAAGGCCGTATATTTACCGAACTAAGCCACGCATAACATGCCACTATTCCAAGGAGACAGTCAAGAGATAATCAGCATGAACATCCGCAAGCTAATTAGCGAAGGATATTCACAAGAGCAAGCGGCTGCGATTGCATACGCTGAGGCTGAGAAGTACCGCAAAGCACGGAGGCGATGAAAACAAAAGCAGTTAAGATATCAGAAGTTAAACTCAACCCGAACAATCCTCGATTGATTAAGGATGAGAAGTTTGCTAAATTGGTGCAGTCGATTAAAGACTTGCCTGAGATGCTTTCAATTCGTCCTATCGTAGTCAATGCAGACATGGTTGTGCTTGGTGGCAATATGCGACTCAAGGCATGCAAGGAAGCCGGATTAAAGGAAATACCCATAATCATTGCAGACAATCTAACTGAAGAGCAGCAGCGCGAGTTCTTAATTAAAGACAATGTAAGCGGCGGCGAATGGGATTGGGCTATGCTTCAGAATGATTGGGATACCGAGCAGCTCGATGCGTGGGGCTTGGATATTCCAAGCTTCGAAACAGAGCAAGCACTTGAAGCCATTGAGGACGATTACGAAGTTCCTGACGAAATACAAACCGACATCGCGCTTGGTGACCTTTTCGAGATTGGTGAGCATCGTTTGCTTTGTGGGGAT